AATATCTGAACTAAAAACAAATATCTTAACTGGAAACAATGACGGTAAGGGTGTAGTAAAAGGCGAGTGGACTTTAGACACCGGTGCCAAGTTTCAAGCTACCTACGCTGACTTGGCAGAATATTATGAAGGTGACCAAGAGTATGAACCTGGAACTGTTTTAGTGTTTGGTGGTGATAAAGAAGTTACCACAACAACAGTAATTAACGACACACGTTCAGCTGGGGTTGTTTCAACAGATCCAGCATACACTATGAATCAGGCACAAACAGGTATTCGAGTTTGTATAGCACTGGCCGGTCGTGTACCATGTAAGGTTGTTGGTCGTGTTAAGAAAGGTGACATGTTAACCACTGCGGCTACACCAGGCTATGCTGTTAAGGCATTGAATCCAACACTGGGTAGTATTATTGGTAAGGCATTAGAAGACAAAGACTACGGCGAATCCGGAGTTATTCAAGTAGCTATAGGGAGAGTATAATGAGTCGACAAGCAATCAACACAGGTGATAGTGCAAATGACAACAGCGGAGATCCAATACGATTGGCTTTTGAAAAATGCAATAATAACTTTACTGAACTGTATGCCAACTTGGTTACATTTTTGCCAAGTCCTACTGGAAACGCTGGAAAGTTTTTAACAACCAATGGCACCACATTGTCATGGACAACTACATCATTTGGCAATGCCAAAATTAGTAGTGGTCCGACTCCTCCGGGAAGTCCTGCAACTAGAGATTTATGGTTTGATGATGAGGGCGGAAGACTTTACATCTATTACGACAGCGCATGGATTGAAGCAAGTCCGCCCTTGGTCAATTTTAAATTGACTGTTCCACCAACTCCCAAGGGAGTGTCTGGAGATTCGCAAGGAGAATGGACTGCTGATTACAATTATTACTATTATTGCACAGCAACTTACTCAGGAAACAATGCAAATATCTGGAGAAGAATTGCCTTCTTAAATGATAATACTTGGACAAACCCATAATGCCTATTATTTCATTTCCATCAAATCCTTACATAGGTCAACAATATTCAGCAACCAATAACTTATCCTATATTTGGGATGGAGAAAAGTGGTCCAGCATGGCCAGTTTATTTGGTGGTGGAACCAACTATATCCTACCGGCAGCTAGTAACAGTGTGTTGGGCGGGGTTAAGATTGGTTCTAATATAACAGTAGACGGCAGTGGCGTGATCAGTGTGGCTGCTCAGATTCAAAGCGACTGGACACAATCCAATGCTGTGGCATTGGATTATATTAAAAATAAACCCACTATACCAGCGGCTCAAATTCAAAGCGACTGGAACGTCTCTAACAACACATTAAAATCGTACATTGCCAACAAACCCAATGTGCCACAACTGCCAACCAATGCCGCTGGATATTTGTACAACAGCGGCAATGGAACACTGAGTTGGGAACTGTCAATTTCGTTATCTTCATTGAAAAATCTTGTTGCTTCCAGTACCAGCTTTACAGACTTCCAGTCAAGAATAGCGGCACTGTAATAGAGTAAATATACTAAACGGAGCGTGAAACATGCCAACACTACAAACAATTAACTTAGGGTCATACGCAAATGACGGAACTGGTGACGATTTACGCACAGCGTTTGAAAAAGTAAACATCAACTTTGGATTACTCTTTGCTGAAGCATCAGTTAATTCAGCCATTAATTTAGGCGGTGGCGCGGGCATTTTTGCACAGAAGAATCCAGGCACAGTTAACTTAGAATTTAAAACACTAACCAGCACAGACGCTAGTGTTAACATTAATCAACTAACTACCACTATTGATTTAAATGCTAATACTAAACTTTTAAAAGATACATTACCCAAGCTAGGCGGCACACTAGATTTAAACGGATTTAATATTGCAGGAACCGGTGATATTCAAGCAACTGTGCGAGGATACGATTTAAAATTATTAAACAACACACTACAACTGATTTTAGAATCAGGTGCTGTTAGCATCGACCTTGGAACATTTATAAATCCCACTGGTGGACAAACTGACACTGCTGGGTCAGGTGGTTATGTGTTAGACATGGGCCTATGGACTTTTGGTGACCCACAACCCAACAACGAACTTAATTTTGGAACGTTTGTTTAATATATGGCTTTAAATGTATGGACACAGCCAAGCGGGTATAATTTTGGAACTTTCTACGGAGAGGTTTCAATTGACTTGCTGTTGCCAATTAATCAAAATATTGGTAATACTACGTTTGAATTAATTTCAGGAAGTTTACCTAGCGGGGTGTTTTTACTCAAACAAAACAACGTATGGAAACTTTATGGAGCTCCATTTGTTAGAAAAAATAAATTAAATTATAGTTTTTGTATAAGAGCTAAACAAGGCGTACAGATTAGTGATAGAACATTCTATCTAGATCTAGTTGAACGCAACCTTCCAATATTTATTACACCAAGCGGAGATTTGGCCGCTGGAGTTCAAGATCAATTTTATGTGTTGGATTCTACCTATGTAAACTATCAATTGGAGGCAGTTGATTTAAATCCGTCTGCAGAAAGTTTAAAATTCTTTATTGCCAGCGGAGACGGACAACTACCACCAGGCTTAACATTAAGTGATTCTGGATTGATAGAAGGATTTGTTGAACCTTTGATAAAAATTACTCCAGCAGACGGTAATGGTAATTTTGATCAAAGCATTTTTGATAATATTGCTTATGATTTTGGAGTATTGCCAACCAACGGGTTTGATGACTATCAATACGATCTTGTAGATTTTGATTTTAGCATACCAACACAAAACATTATTACCTTAAATTCTAATTATCAATTTAGAGTAACTATGAATGATGGAGTTAATTCAACTCAAAGAATTTTTAGAATATTTGTTGTGGGCAACGATGCGTTCAGAGCAGACTCTACGGGCCGCAACGGATTATCAGGAACATTTACGGCAGATGCCACATACATACGTCAACCATTTTGGATTACAAATCCCAATTTAGGAACCTTTAGAGCTAACAATTACATAACACTTCCACTGGTATTGTACGATACCAAACTGATAGTTTTTAGATTAGAAACCACTAACCAAGAAGTTTATGCAACTACTATTCAAGTATCACAGTCTGATAACGTTGTTGGCAGTAACACCATCACCGTTACAGATGTAACGGGAACTCCGGCAATTGGGCAGTATTTTAGTTTTCTATATTACTTAGACGGAGCAACAGAAGAGTTATATCAAGTTAGTCAAGTAACTAATTTAGGCAACGGCAGATATCGTTTACAACTTTCAAGTAGTTTGTTGATGACGATTCCAAATACCACAGTGGTTTACATGGGAACATTAACCAAACTGCCTCCAGGTATGCGTTTTGACTTGCAAACTGGGAATGTTGTGGGAGTTGTGCCATATCAACCCAATGTTACTCAGTCGTATCGATTTACAATAACTGCCACACGATTAGGCGAAAAAGATGACTTGGTTACAAATAGCAGAACATTTAATCTTGCTATTATTGGAGATGTCAATAGTGAAATACTGTGGAACAGCAATATAAATTTAGGTTCTATTCCTGCTAACTATACATGTACATTGTCTGTAAGTGCATCAAGCAATATTCCAAATGCCACAATAATATATCAACTGGTTGACGGTTTATTGCCTAACGGCTTAACACTAAATCCATCTGGTGAAATTATTGGAATCCCCAATCAATTTTTTAAACCTGCTTCAAACACACTGGGACTGATTACACTTGACGGAGGCAATACTACCTTTGATCAAAATACCACCACTGTGGATAGACAATACACCTTTGTTGTTAAAGCCAGTGATCAGTATGGGTATAGTGCAGTTACCAGAGAATTTTCAATAACACTTACTACACCTAACGATTTTAATTACAGTAATATAACTACCAAACCATTTTTAAACAATACGCAACGCACATTGTGGAAAAACTTTATCAACAATACTGATATCTTTACTCCTGGCAGTATATACAGACCAAACGATCCAACATTTGGATTACAATCCACTTTAAAAATGTTGGTGTATGCTGGTATCGAAACTAAAGTTGCATCTGCTTATGTTGGTGCTATGGGACTTAATCATAAAAGAAAACGTTTCCATTTTGGCGGAGTTAAAAAAGCCACTTCCGTTGACAGAGCTACCGGGCTTGCAGTATACGAAATAGTCTATGTACAAATGCTTGATCCGTTGGAACCAAACGGTAAACATTTACCACTAAAGTTAATCAGCTCGCAAGAAAACAATATCATCACTGCTGATAATAATCCAAATTCTTTATCAAATTTAACTATTGATTCCCATATCAATATTAGCAGTAACAACCCCATCACCGTAGACAGCACAGGTTACGAAATTAGCGATCCTAGATCAAATAATTACTATCCAAATAGCATTACTAATTGGAGAACCCGACTTAAACAAGTCGGAGCAAATGAACGAAACTACCTGCCGTTATGGATGAGAAGTATTCCAGACGGTGAAAAAGAAGAAATTGATTATGTGTTAGCAATTCCGCTGTGCTATTGCCGTGTGGGAACAGCAGATAAAATACTATTAAACATAAAATTCAGCGAATTTGACTTTAAAAACATTGATTATACCGTGGATAGATACATAATAGATTCTGTCACCGGTCAAGACAGTGATAAATATCTTGTATTCAAAAACGATAGGATAACAGTATGACCAGCGCAATTAACCATTCAGCAATTATAGAAACTTTTCCTGTGGCAGGAAGAGATAACGACAGCCAAGGTTTTAGAGATAACTTTGCGGCAACACGTCTTGGATTATCTGTGGCAGCAGGAGAAATTGATCGACTACAATCACGCACTTTAAAAGCCGCTGATCTCACCAGTACAAATGGTACACCTGTAGTTAACGATTTATTAGGAAGCACTATCAGTAACGGGTTGTACAAACAATTTAACGGTGTATTTTACAACGCTGGTACAATAACCGGAACACAAAACGTAAATTTAAATAATGGTCCTATACAAAAAATTACCATTTCTGGAAACAGTATTCTTAACTTTATCAACTGGCCCGCATCTGGTCAACATTCAACTGTAAGATTGATGATCATTGGCAATCAACAAGGATCATATACTGTTACTTTTACCAGTGAGAATTCAGGAATAATCTGGAGAACCACAACATTGCCGGTGTATCCTGCACCAGCTATAACTGTAACTTCAAATAATAATTACCAATTGATTGAAGCATTTACATGGGACGATGGTACCAATGTATTTGTCAGTAAACTTTCAGAATATTCTCTAGACTAACAGGTTAGTTAATGCATCCGTTATCAGGAACTCTTGACCATCTCAAAGATAATGAACTTGAGAGTAAAGTTGGTGACTTGACCAAAAAATACTTCATGACCTATAACACCGAAATTAAACATCAAATTTCCATGTTATTGGAAACATATCGAGAAGAATTGAGTATGCGTCGCCAACGTGCTATTAAACAAATGATGGATTCGAGAGATAAAAAACTTGACAAGCTGATCAACATCAGCTAAAATATAGGCTATGCGCCTAGATCAATTTGGTAATCCTATTTTTAATTCATTAGATATTTTCAAAGCTCTCTATCAAGGGAAGCTGACTGATATCAAAAATATCACTGTGGATTATAGTGAAGACATTGAGCAATTAGAAAAAACTGCTGGATTCACATTTCAACAATTTAATGAGCAACTGAACTGCATCAGCATGGCTGATTTTGATCAAGCACTGCAAACTGATTGGTTCATGCCCAGTGAATACAGAAGTTTTGATATAAAACAATTTTGTATCAGTAGGTGTACAACTCCAGAACAAATTTTACGTGTAGAAGTAGAAATGGATGCTTACGAAGTTAGGGGAATGATTCCCCTGTTGCAATGGACCAAGCATTTTGTAGATGCTTGTATACAAAATGACATTGTATGGGGCATTGGTAGAGGAAGTAGTGTAGCCAGTTTTGTGCTGTTTTTACTGGGTGTACATCAAATAGATTCGGTCAAATATAATTTAGACTGGCAGGAATTCCTGAGATAAGTAATACTATAATCGAGGAGATTAATATGGCGATGAAAGAACAACAAAGATCAGTGTATCGTACCGCAAGAGGACGTGAGCTTGATATGAACAAAATGGTTAACCAAAATGAATTAACAATTGCTGTGGGCAATGCTAAAGTAAATGCTCGTGGTGATAAGTTGGGCCCAGATGGTAAAATTATTCAACGTAGAGAAGACTTGCAACGGTCCAATGATTCTGTGGCTATTCCGGAACAAATTAGCATACGTGAAGCTCCAGTTGTAGCAAAATCAATAGTGGAAAAATCCAAAGCCGTGCCTGTAAAAACTATTAAAAATGTAGTAGACATGGATCCCGAAGGCAACGAATGAAAGTAAAAGGCAAACTCATACCTATACGTGACAATGTTTTAGTCACTGATATGAACTTTGATGCCAGAGTAACAGCTGGAGGAATTGTATTGCCCAGCGACGATGGCAAAAGTGAAGGCGTTAGGCATCGGTGGGCCCGTGTGTGGGCAATTGGTCCCGAGCAACAAGATGTAAAAGTTGGCGAATGGATCTTACTTGAGCACGGTCGATGGACACGCGGTGTGACTGTTGAATTAGAAGACGGTAGTGACATCATAATCAGACGTGCTGACATCAAGGCTATTTTAATGGTGACTGATGAGAAACCAGCAGATGATACGTTTGGTGCCCATTCTAAAGTAAGTCATCAGACATTTGATCCCAGTACTTTTTCAAAATCAAGCTTCGAACAATAAAGAGCAACAGGGCTATTGACTAGTCCTGTTTCCACCTGTATAATAAACAATTATATCATAAGGAACTACGATGAAAGAATTGTGGGTAGAAAAGTATCGACCTAACACTGTTGACGGATATGTGTTTAGAGATAATCATCAAAAAGAGCAAGTGCAGAGCTGGATCCAACAAAAATCAATTCCGCATCTGTTGTTTAGTGGAGCGGCAGGAATCGGAAAAACAACTTTGGCCAAAGTGCTGTTTAATGAATTGGATCTTAATCCCTTGGATGTGTTAGAGATCAACGCAAGCCGTACAAACTCAGTTGAAGATGTACGCGATAAGATTGTAAATTTTGTCCAAATGATTCCATTTGGAGACTTTAAGGTGGTACTACTGGATGAAGCTGATTACTTGTCTCCAAACGCTCAAGCGGCGTTGCGCGGTGTCATGGAAGAATATCATACTACCGCTCGTTTTATTCTCACTTGTAATTATCCAAACAGGATTATTCCTGCACTCCACAGCAGATGTCAAGGATTCCACATCGAGCGTGTGGACGTTACAGAGTTCACCGCGAGGGTTGCCACAATCCTTGTAGAAGAAAACATTGAGTTTGACCTTGACACACTAGACACATTTGTTAAGGCAACTTATCCTGACCTGCGTAAATGCATTAACACTGTGCAGATGAACAGTATGGATGACAAACTGCATACTCCGGAAAAAGGGGATAGCGGTCAAGCAGATTACAAACTTGAAATGGTAAGTTTGTTCAAAGCAGGTAAGATTACAGAAGCACGTAAACTAGTTTGTGGGCAAGCCAGACCAGAAGAAATTGAAGAAATTTATCGTTGGCTGTACGATAATGTTGCAATCTTTGGTGAAGATGCAACTCAAGACAAAGCCATCCTTATTATTAAACAAGGCCTAGTGGATCATACCTTAGTAAGTGATCCTGAGATTAACCTAGCGGCAACTTTGATCAGACTGAGCCATCTATAATGACATACCTAGTTACAGAAAATTGTATCAAATGCAAGCATACTGATTGTGTTGTAGTTTGTCCAGTTGACTGTTTTCACGAAGGCCCTAATTTTTTATCTATAGATCCTGACGAATGTATCGACTGCGGTGTTTGTATTCCCGAATGCCCAGTAAATGCTATTGTTGCAGATAACGATAAAAATACAGATATAAAACTGTGGTTAGATATTAACACTAGGTTAAGTAAAAAATGGCCTGTTATTACAAAAATGAAGCCGGCACTGCCTGATGCAGAATTATGGAAGGACAAGCCTAATAAATTAGACTTGCTGGAAGAATGAAAGATAAATTTATAAATGCTTATATGGATGTTGCTGAACGATTTGCTGAACTTAGTTCAGCACGTAGGCTTCATGTGGGTGCTATTGTTGTTAAAGATGATAGAATTATCTCTATTGGGTATAATGGTATGCCCAGCGGTTGGGATAACAACTGTGAAATAGAAACTACTTCCTATAACGGCAACGTCATTCAAATAGAACTAAAATCTAAACCGGAGGTACTACATGCAGAAACAAACGCAATCGCCAAGTTGGCTAAAAGCACTGAATCTGGGTCTAATGCTACTATGTTTATTACTCATAGTCCTTGTTTGGATTGTGCCAAACTTATTTTTCAGTCTGGCATTAGCAGTGTGTTTTACCGTGACTCTTATCGTAGCGAAGATGGAATACAATTCCTCACAAAATCGGGAGTAACTGTTACACAAGTGAAAAAGGGCCCGTAGGCCCTTTTTTACATCCTATTATTCTCCATAAACCGCTAACACCTCCTTCACGGCATTATGGCGTTCGATGTCTTTGGCGTCAAATCGTATGATATCGATATGCTCCAAATATTCCTTTTGTTCGAGTAGATTGCAAAAATCAATTAGACCGTTATCGCTCACGCGGTCTGCCTGTGCTAGATCACCTGTCACTACCATCTTAGAACCCTCTCCCAGTCGGGTTAGTAGCATTTTCATTTGACTAACTGTGGCATTTTGCATTTCATCTGCAACTATGTATGCGTTTTTGAATGTGCGGCCGCGCATATAGGCCAGTGGACTTATTTCAATGGTTCCTTCCTCTAGCATACTTGCTATTTCTTTTTTTTGGTAATATTCGCCCAAGACATCGAATATGGGTCTTGTCCATGGAGCCATCTTTTCATTCAAGTCTCCTGGTAAAAATCCCAAATCCTCATCTACGGACACGGCGGGTCTTGTCACAACGATTCTGTCAACTTTCCCTTCCTGAAACAATTTAACACCAAACTGTACGGCTAGCATGGTTTTACCCGTGCCCGCGGGCCCAATAGCAAGCACTATGCTGGTGGATTCCTCGTATAGTTTTGTGAGATATAGTTTCTGATTAGCATTACGTGCTTGTATATTCACACGTTGCTTTTTTGCCGGAAGATACGGCTGGAAATCAATTATGTTAACTTCTGATGTAAAACGTTTTTTCACTCGTTGTTTACTCATCTAAGTTGCTCCTACTTTATGAAAAGTAAGACTTATAGTGACCGCCCTGATAACTACAGAGGTCCTACAATATTATTTAACAGATACACAGAAATATAAACTAATACGTTATGATTTCGAACCAGCTAAATAAGTATAGAATAATCTGGAAGCCAATATGCATGATATTTTAGATGTTATACGTAACATACAAGACTTATACGAAAACAACTCAAGCCTTGCTGTTTTAAAGGACTTTGAACGTGTGTTAGACGAGATGGACATGTATGCTTACGAGAACTGGGAAGACGGTGAGTTGGCTTACGGGCCCAAAGTTGATCGTCACTGGATTACCGCTGGTTTCATGTGGCCGAAAGATAAGATGCCTAATCCCGTAGCAGGTAAACGTTTAACTGAACTAGGTTGCAAAATCAGCTATCAAAAAAGCCATTTGCTTGAGCCTCGTAAGATACGCACACAAGAAGACATTCGTCCTGGCACAAAGAAAGGACATCTTGATCGCAAACCCATATGGATTGTAGAAATCACAATGCCAAAGAAAATAGCATTTGATATCTACAAAGGCTACATGGACAAGATGAAGAACGAAAATAAACAAGAAGAAGCGGCACCAACTCAGGGAACTCCTATTCCAGGAGGTGCGGCTCCACAAGCACCGGCAGCACCAGCCGCTGGAGCAGTTCCGGCAGTTCCTCCAGGCGGAGCACCAGCTGGCGGAGCACCACTATGAATTTAAATGAAAGTCTACGTGCAGGTGATCTTAGAGACCTAGTTAAAACGGTATTTGAGATTGACAGTTATAAAAGTAAAATTGGCAAGGATGAAGACGTAGTTGTTTTAAGTTTCACTGTTGACCAAGAAGATCCTGCTAAAGATCTTGAAAATTTCTTTGAAATGGGTTACAGTTTTATACTGGATGCAGATGTCAGCCCCGGTGAAACAGATGATGGCACATACAAAGTATATGTAGAGCTAGAGCGTACACGACACTCTGCTGATCAAATTTTTGAATTGATCGAAGGTGTTGAAAAATTAACTGGCGAAAGTGACATGCGTTTTAGATATTTTAAAAGTTTTAAAAGTCAAAGTGCTACTTTAGAAAATTTAAAAACTGCTGTTCCAACAGATAAAGAAACGTATGCTGTTGCAACTGAACGTAATGTTTTAGAAAACTTTACTAATTTTTTTAGTAACAGCTATGTGGATGAAATTCAACTGCTTGACGAGAGCATCACATTCAAAAGAGTTTATAGTGGCCCTGTGAGTTTTAATATCTTAACCAGTGGACCTAGACAACAAGTATACGAATCAATCAAAGGTCCCATTGTGTTAGAAGGCAAAGATATGGCTGAAGTAATGTTTTTGACCAAAGTGATAGGAAATTACAATATTACTAAAATAGGCAGTACATTTATATTTGAAAACAACAACTGGGCAGTTGCCCTAGAAAGGAAACAATAATGAGCGGATTTGAATTTGATTTTACACAAGCAAAGTTTGAACAAATTATTGGAAAAAATCCCAATGCAACCGACTGGTTTGAAGCATTGTGTGAAATTCTTCCAGATTATGACATCAACACAATACCACGTGTTGCGGCTTTCCTAGCACAAACAGCACACGAGAGCGGTAACTATCGTGCTATTAAAGAAAATTTAAACTACAAAGCAGAAAGTCTGTGTCGTGTTTGGCCCCGACTATTTCCCAACATAGATATTGCACGTCAGTATGCAATGCAACCAGAACGTATTGCAAATCGTGCGTACGGAAATCGTATG